GTTTCCCAGTCACGATCGACGACAGTCGATTCGATCGAGGAAGCGCAGAATTCGTCAAGACTAGAAGCCCTGTTGACGGACGATTCGTTCGGCGCCGGTTCTTCGACACTAATCATTAACGACGGAACACGGGATCTCGACCAAGAAGCGGGGCTGTTGTATCTGCGGCGCGCAGACATCGAACCGACGGATGCGATAGACCCGATTCCAATCGGTCGGCTGATGATCACCATTGAAGGGGGGATCATTTACGACAACGACGGCGAGTTTCTACTGAAGGAGGGACCCTAAATGTCGTCCTTACACAAAGATGCATCGGAAGCGAATCGACACCCGGTTAAAGGGGCAACAGGGGCGGCGAGTGGACACGTTTACACTGCCGACGGAGTTGGCGACGCATCGTTCCAACCTTCGCCCGGTGGCCCCCCCTCGGGCCCCGCAACAGGGGACCTTGGCGGGACCTACCCGGCCCCCACGGTCGCAGCGATAACAGAAACGAGCGGCCCCCAACAGCTGACATTCGGTTCGATCGCCGACGGGCAATTCCTCGTCCGCTCTGGGACCGGAATCGTGGGAGCACCGTCCCCGGGGACACCAATTTTCGGAACCGAGTTCCAAAGAGCTGAAGATCTATCGAGTTCTTCCACGAACTCGACGACGCCAGTTCAGAAGTTAGAACTGGTTACCAGCAACCTGCCCAACGGTCTGTACCGGCTTGAGTGGGGATATGTGTGGGCGCGCTCATCTGCGACGAACGACTTCTTCGGGCGTATCCGGCAAGGGGCGTCTACGGTGCTCACCACGCACCGGCAAGAAGCCAAAGAAGCAGGGACAGACAATTCTGTGCACGCGCACTCGACGATCTACCTCAACACCGCAGGGGTCCAGTCGTTTTATATCGATTATTGGGGCGAAAGCGGCGGGGCGACGTCCTACATTCAGGAAGCTCGCCTAACACTTTGGAGGGTTGAATAATGGCCTTGATTTCTTACAGTTTTTCCATCGCTGCACACTTCGGCGGGAAGTACGACCCGGATGCTTTCTACGCGGAGTTGCAGGCTAGCCCTGTCCTCACGATCCGCGTGGAACGCATTGACCAATCCGGCGACAGCGTGGACATTTGGTTCCGAGGGATCCTTCCACAGACAGAGCAGGACCACCTTGGGATCTTGATCAGTCTCCATACTGGCGAGCCCTTGCCTGCTGTCATACAGCAAGTGCATCTCGACACGAAAACGACTTCTGATAATCGGCTGCGAGTCGCGATCGAAAAATCGGACGCATCGGCCGTCACGTTCTATAGCATCGATTTCACCGAACGGCGGACGTGGGTCGAAGATTGCGTCGAGGTTGCGAACGAACTCGCAACAAATACCGGCGACAATCTCACGTATCAGCTAGCGAACCCGTTTGTGATTGACACGTTTCACGGACGCTTAGACAGCGAAGACTTCGATCACGAAGAACATCGTGTCGAGGTCCGGGTTGACGGGGTCTTGGTTGAAGAGCAAGACCCACACGAGAAACAGCATCATGTGAGCGGGCCCGAGCCCGGTGACTATGTCGTTGGACACGATGCAGGGCAAATCATCTTCCATGTCGCCCGAGATCCAACCGCTGAAGTACGGGTCAAATATTGCTACGAGAACGGGTCTACATTCACCGTCAAGCCCATGACGGGAAAACGACTCAGTATCGACAAGGTCGAAGTTCAGTTTGCGTCCAACATCGAGATAACGGATTCAACGGACTTCGTGACATTTGGCTATGTCGGCAGTACTGACGGCGACCCTGGGTTCGTCCCCGAGCTGAATGGGATGACAATCCCGTCAAGCGTGTTTGCTAGTGACGCCGAGATCGGCGCCTTAGCCCCTCTGCGACGGCGAATGGAACTGCATTCACCGGAGTTGTTGAACAGAGCCCTTACACCAACTGACCGGCTCCCACTGCGGATCAAAAGATACAAAACCATGCGGAACTTCCTCGATGACGCTTCCAAAGCCTATCCTGGATACCCCGCACTTGGCGGTGACTCTTGGCGCGGAATGCAGTCCGGCGTCTACATTTTTAATTGGGACTATGTCAACGGGTTGCAGCTGGACGATTCGCTAGGTTTGTTGATCAAGCTGAGACTGCAACACAACATCCCGTTCGGCGGTGATTATGGCACGGCAACGTTCTACTGTTCCAGCGAAGACGAGGTCGATGACGATGCCGATGCCTAACTACCGGAAGTTGCCCGTCTGGAAATATGCGCTACAAGAGCCATACGCGTACGATACTGATATCGACGGTATCGAAATTTGCGGCAAATGTTGCGATGCGCGCCCAAACAATTTTGTGCGATTTGAGGATGGGACCCTTACACTGTCGAAAGGGTATTCGTGGGATGGCGCAAGTGGCCCGGCAATCGACACAGACACCATTTTGCGGGCGTCGCTCGTGCACGACGGGTTCTACCAGTTGATTCGCGAAGGGGCACTAACAACCGATTCTCGAAAAGCCGCGGATATTATCTTTCGCCAGATCTGCATCGAGGATGGTATGGTTCGCATTCGCGCGTGGTGGTGCTATCTCGCGGTCCGGTTGTTCGGGCAGTGGGCCGCACGCGTGAAATCTTTTCGCGAGTAGGAGAACGAAATGGACGATCAAACAGACCTCGAAACGGCTGTCGAAAAAATCAAAGAACACCGTGCGGCATGCTTGTCGGCGTGTCGCAAAGAAATACAAGACGCCCTTCGGAAATATGGGTGCGATCTGAAAGCTCGCGTCGTCATCGAGTCGCCGGGCAAAGTCGAGGCATTCGTTGAATGCGTCTTAGGAGACAACCAATGATGGAACTATTGAGCCTTGTCAGCGCACGGGGCGACGAACAACGATATCTGCAAGACGTTGCTGCCGTTACTGCAGCCCCAACTGCAACGACACAAGGAACGTCTACGCGCTCGCACAGGTACCTTCATCTTGTCGGCGATTGTGCGTTCGCGGGCGATTTCACCGTCAAGATGTGGGGGCGTTACAACCTCACCTACAAGGACGGAGCGGGCGACAAACAGCCTTCCCCTTGGTTCGTTATTGACCGATTCGGGACCGCGGGGGAATTGACCGTCGCGTTTGGGACCCCGGTTTCAACCGAACCACTCGAGATCTTGGGTCTCGACAACGTTTTCCTCGAAGTCACTGCGGTGACTGGTGGTGGTGCGGCAAACGTTTGGTTGGCGGGCAATACCTACTGATGCGCCAACCAAATGCAAAAGTCGAAGCCGCGGCGTTCACGCTTGCGCGACGAGACTATATTCGTGATCAGGTGTTGAATCACGGGCGCCTCGACATCCTTTGTGAAGAGGTTTTGGGGTACAACCTGCAGCCCTTCCACAAGAAGCTTCAGCGCTTTGCATTGCGGACCCGCGAGAGCCTTCAACTCGCCTTTCGTGGCGGTGGCAAATCGACGACGATCACGATCTCGATGTCAGTATTTTACATCCTGCGGAACCCCAACATTCGGATTTTGATCGCAAGCAAAACGATCGGTTTCGCGAAAGGCGTGTTGGGCGAGATCAAGGGGCATCTCGAGAAAAACGAAGACCTGATTGCCATCTTTGGACCGCAGGTTGGTGACCTCAAGTGGGGCGAGAGCGAGATCATCGTCGCCGGTCGCACGAAGGTCGCGAAGGAGGCGACAATCACGACTGTCGGTGTCGGTGGCCAAACCGTTGGGCGTCACTACGACGTCATCTTCGGGGACGATCTCGTTGATCAAAGTAACAGCCAAACAGAGCACATGCGGGAAGCGACCCGTATTTTCTATTACAAAACGCTGATGCCCACCCTTGAACCCGGCGGAGAGTTGCACCTTGTTGGGACCCGATACCACTGGCAAGACCTGTATGGGCACCTGCAACGCAACGAGATGGCAGAGACGACGCAAATCATCCCCGTCTTGAACGGAGAAGGGAAGACCCCTTGGCCCGAAAAGTTCGATGCCGCGCAGATTCAAAAGAAGAAAAAAGCGATGGGGTTGCCGATCTTTGTGACGCAGATGCAATGCGACGCGACACAAATGAAGGGTGACATTTTCGACATTGACTACATGCCCGAAGTCGAGTTGAGCGATGTCCCGAAAGACGCGAAATACTATCTAGGGGTCGATGTTTCCACGGGCGAATCGAACGACTTCTTTGCGATTGTGTGCATTGCTGTTCGGGGCTCGAAGGTATGGGTCGTTGACCACTTCGAGGGCAAACTTCGGTTTTCGGACCAAGCGAAGAAGATTCACGATTGGGCGGATAAATACGACCCGATAAAGGTAGGCATCGAGATCAATGTCTATCAAGTCGTGCTCGCACAAACGATTGAAGAAAAGTGGCCGTGGATTGTTGTCAAGAGAATCCGCACCAGGGACAACAAGGAACGCCGTGCGATTCGTCTGGCCGCCCGCCACGAAGAAGGCGAGTTCAGGTATGTGACGGGGAATCAGGCGTTGATCTCGCACTTATTGCTGATTCCGGCGGGCGAAAACGACGATCTGTTCGACGCGCTTGATCATGCTTATCGTACCGGTGTAAGTAAGCGACGACGCGGGAACCGTTCACGGAAGGTTGATCTGATATGAGCAAGACAAACGAAGAGATGATCAAGGCCAACGAGCGCATCGCCCTGCGGAAGAACAAAGACGCTCTTGCGCGCGCTCTAGTGATGACAAGCGGCGTGTCGAAAGCGGACGAAGTGAGCAATAGCCGCGCTATGGCGAACCCTTGGTCGCTGGTGAAAGACATTCACACCGGCGCTATCGAGCCTCCGTTTGATCCGCTAGGGCTGATCGCTCTCGACGAAACAAGTAACCAACTATCGCAAAATATCTCGACGTATTCGATCAACATCGACGGCTTCGGTTGGCGTCTGAAGGTCCGCAAAGATTGCGAACTTGCGGCGAGAGACAACCCCGATTTTAAAGCCAAAATCGACGAAGAGCACAGCCGCTTTCACGAGTTGTTGACGTACATCGACTATGATGAAAACAGCTTCGTGAAGTTGCGAAAGAACACCCGTTCTGATCTTGAGCGAACGGGCAACGCGTATTGGGAAGTACTTCGCGATAGGAAGGGGCGCGTCTGTTCGTTGCGATTGATCCCGAGCGGGACAATGCGCCTGACGCCGAAGGGTGAACAAGCTGTTCTCGTAAAGCGGGCCCGGCATCGCGGCAAAGGGGAAGACACACACATCGGATATGTGAACGTTTATCGCCGGTTCCGAAGATTCGTTCAAGCGCGGTTTACATCGGGGTCATCTGCGATTGTGCGATACTTCCGAGAGTACGGCGACCCGCGCCCGCTTGATGCGATCACGGGTGTGCGGGAAGACGAAGCCGAAGTCAAAGTCCCCGCGACAGAAATCATTCACCACTCGATCTACAGTTCGCGCTCGCCGTATGGTGTCCCGCGCTACATCGGAAACATCTTGAGCGCCTTCGGGTCCCGCAAGTCCGAAGAGATCAACTATACGACGTTTACAAACAACAACGTCCCTTCGATGGCGCTGATGATCAGCAACGGTTCGGCGACAGAAGGAACCGTTGACCGGCTGAAGTCGTTCATCGAGACGTCAATTCAGGGGTCGGACAATTTTAGTAAGATCCTGTTGATCGAAGCGGACCCACTCGACGACGATGGCGACAATGTCCGCATCGAGTTGAAGCCGTTGACGAAGGACCAACACACGGACGCGTTGTTTCAAGAATACGATTTGAACAATCAGAAAAAAATCCGTGGGGCGTTCAGGTTGCCGCCTGCATTGAATGGCGCGACAGACGACTACACTCGCTCAACAATAGAGACGTCGCGGAAACTAGCAGACGAGCAGGTCTTTCAGCCCGAACGAGATGACGAAGACTTCGGGATCAACAAGGTGTTGATGGACGAAGGGATGTTGTATCACGAGTTCAAAACTCGGACGCCGAACGTCACAAACGATCAAGACTTGATCGCAATCGTCGCAGGCGCGGAGCGGTCCGGGGCAATGACCCCACGGATTGCGCGAGGAATCTTGGAAGATATCCTGAACCAAGATTTGCCAGAGCACACCGCCGATTATGACCTTGATGTTCCCTTCTCGCTGTCGATGGCTGAAGCAGTCAAGAACCTCGCGAAACCGAACGAGCCGGGGCAACAGGTCACCGCGCTCAAGAGCGGTGCTATCGACAACAGTTGGTACGACAGAATCATCGCCGCACAACCTGTCGCGAAGAACGAAGAGTTCGGCGAAGAACTAGCGTCCATTGCGTTCAACGCCGGTTCGCAAGCGAACGACCTCGCCGCAGGCGAACAAAAAGCCTATTTGTCTGACATCAATCTTGGGCTTGCGGGGAAGGAAATGTACCTTGCCGACGGGCTTGACCTCGTTGCAAAAGTTCGCTTCGGGGAAACCGTCTTGTTGAAGACCGCAGACGCCGCACTTGCCGCGGGAATGTCTGTTGATGATGCGACCGCATTGTTCCCTGGCAAAGGCGAGCTGTACGTTTTGAAGATTGACGCAAGAGACGCTTTTGCACCGATTGCTTTCGACTTCCCGCTTGGCGAGTTGTTTGGCGTGGTGACGTTCAATGGTTGATCCAACGAAGTACGTCGAAGCAATGTGGCAACGCCAAGACCTGTTTGGCCCTGCGTTAAATATGCTTTGGCAGGACTACATGGGCCCGGCGATTGACCGCGTAGGGGATTCC